AACTGTAAGTCCTATTTTATTTCATGGTATATGAAACTGTTATCTTTCTTACTTATGTTTACATCTTGTCTAACTTTTACAGAAGAAAATACACGAGGTTATAAGAATTGGGATTTTATAGATCAAAGATTATGGGACTCTTACATTTTTTTAAATACTGCCGATATGTTTCAGACATTTGATATGATAGATAAACAAAGAGACCCTAATTATAATATAATAGAAGCCAATCCGTTTCTCGGAGAAAGACCTAAGAAACTAGAAGTTGTAGTATTAAAAGTAGTAGGGACATATATAGCCTATCGAGTATTAGATAGGAGAAAAGGAAATAGAACATTGGCTCTTGTTTTTATGAATGGTGTCTATGTAAATACGATTGCTAAAAATCACCAAGCAGGACTTACAGTAGAGTTGAGATTTTAATATGACTGAGTATGATGCACATAAAATGTATGCTGATCTTATAGAAAGAGATAGGATTACTTACCTTCATGCTAACGGAGGAGTGATTGAGATTGGCTATGCTGACGGAACTAAAGAAGTATATAAGAGACATAAGTTTAGAAATAAATTTAAATTAATTAAGAAAAGAGTTGACTCGGAATAACGATCCGTGTTATAATAATAGTATATATATATGAGAAATTTAAACAGTAAAGAAATAACATTAAACAGAGAACAGTATCTTAAACTAGGATCAGACCATAACATAATGTCTGATATGTATGAGATGAAAATGGGTCACGAACTAAGAGTAGTTGGTGATAAATTTATTCTTAAATTTATTGACGATCAGATGTTAGATATTTTTATTGGTTATATTTACAATCAATATTTGAGGGAACTATAATATATACCTATGAACTATACACCTAACATCATAGCCCTCACTATCAATCCTATAGTTAGTGTGTATGTCAATCAGCTTGGCTCTAGTTTGAGGTCTAGGAGTTCACTAAAAACCTCACAGTTTATTAATAAAAAGGAGAAAAAAATATGCCGATAATCGGAACTTTCCCCTGTGAATGGGCGAGTATAAAAAACCCAAACACAACTTTTACACCTGAGTATCAGATCACTTTGATCATTGATGACAAGACGGCTGACGACTTTTCTAGTCGTGGCTTTAATGTCAAAGATGTTGAAGGTGTTAAGAAACTTATGTTTAAAAGAAAAGTATCTAGGAAAGACGGAACTCCTAATGCAGTTCCTAAACTTTTAGATGCAAATAAAGAGCCTTTAGACGTTGCCGTTGGTAATGGTTCAAAGGTTAATGTGCAATATAGAGAGTGGGAGACTTCAAATAACTACGGAGACTTCAAAGGTCTTGACCTACAAGCAGTTCAAGTAGTTGATCTTGTGGAATACACAGGGTCTGACGGAAGTGAACTCACATCTCTAGGTGATGATGACTTGGAGTTTTAATTATGAACGAAGAAGTAAATAATCAAGCACCTTATATAACTATTGACGGAGTTAATATATCAATAGAGGACTTACCTGAAGAAGGACAAGGAATCTTTGGTAGATTACAGAGACTGAATCAAAAGAAAGTTAATCTTACTTTAGACTTGGAAGAGTTACAAGCAGGTATTAATTTCTTTTCTAACAGGATCGTTGATATAGTTAACGAAGGAGAAGAACCTAATTCTGATACGACTGAATCTGATACAGAGGAAGACGACTCAGAGTAGTGTGTGCCTAAGAGTCAGCCATTGAGTGCGAGAAGGTTATCTCAAGAAGTGACTATAAACTACTAGACCTTCAAGTGTGGCTAGGTGGGAGTGAGCTTTTGTAAAATCCTGTACGTGGAAACATAAGAGAGGTTAAAGTTGAAAGTAAATAAGAACTATACCACCATGCACTACCTAGCTACACACTTTTTATTAACAACGTGAGGGAATCAATATGGCTTTTATAAAACATAAATTACCATGTCCTAAATGTGGAGGTAGTGATCCTGTTTCTTTAAACGAAGACGGATCAGCTAAATGTTTTAGTTGTGAAACTTATTTCCTAAACTACGATAAAGCAGTAGACGGGGAACAAGAACCTACTAACCCACATGGAGGAGACTTTGTTGCATTGACAGATCGTAGAATATCTGAAGCAACTGCTAAGAAGTATGGAGTTAGAAGTATTCTTTCTAGTAATGGAGAGATAGTTCAACATCTGTATCCATATTTCAACAAACATGAACTATCTGCTACGAAGATACGTTATGTTCGTGATAAAAACTTTTCTGTTAAAGGTAGTTTTGAAGGAACAGGGTTGTTTGGTGAGCAACTCTTTCAAGCAAAAGGTAAAGCGATTACAATTACCGAAGGTGAGTGTGATGCTATGGCTTGTTATGAATTAATGGGTAGCAAGTGGGCATCTGTATCTATTAAGAGAGGATCATCAGGAGCAGTCAAAGATGTTAAAGAAAGTTTAGAGTTTCTTGAAAGCTTTGATAGTGTAGTGATTTGTTTTGACGGAGACAAACAAGGACAGGACGCAGCTAAAAAGGTAGCTATGTTGTTTCAGCCTAGCAAGGCTAAGATAATGGTACTACCAAATGGTTACAAGGATGCAAACGATATGCTCCGTCAGAACAAACATAAAGAATTTATTGAAGCATGGTGGTCTGCTAAAGTTTATACTCCTAGTGGAGTTATAAATGTATCTGAATCTAAACAGGACTTCTTTGATAGAGAAAAGAAAGAGAGTGTAGCTTATCCTTGGAAAGGTTTAAACGATAAGCTATATGGTTTAAGAGCAGGAGAATTAGTAACACTAACCGGAGGAACAGGACTTGGCAAGTCTTCAGTAACTCGTGAGTTAGAACATTGGCTCATTAAAGAAACTAAAGATAATGTAGGAGTCATTGCTCTTGAAGAAGATTGGAGAAGAACAGTAGACGGAATCTTATCTATAGAAGCTAACGCTAGATTATATATAGATCAAGAGAGAGAAAACTTTTCTCAAGAAGAGATAGATAACTTCTTTAATATTCTTTATGACGGAGAAAATAAAAACCGAGTATGGATTCATGCTCACTTTGGTACTAATAGTATAGACGAAATCTTTAACAAGATAAGGTTTATGATAGTGGCTTGTGATTGTAAGTGGGTAGTAGTAGATCACTTACATATGTTAGTCTCTGCTATCCATGAAGGAGATGAGAGACGAGCAATAGACAATATTATGACTCGCCTTAGAAGTATAGTTGAAGAGACAGGAGCAGGTCTTATATTAGTATCTCACTTGAGAAGGGTTGACGGAAACAAAGGACACGAGAACGGAATAGAGGTCAGCCTTTCTCACTTGAGAGGTTCACAAAGTATTGCACAGTTATCTGATTGTGTGATTGCTCTTGAAAGAAACCAACAGTCTGATGATATAGATGAATCTAATACAACAAGGATGCGTGTATTAAAATCAAGATACACAGGTGATGTTGGATTAGCTAGTCATTTGCTTTATGATAGAGAAACAGGTAGACTTAGAGAAGTTCCTAAAGATCAATTTGAAGATGATGCAGATGAACTGTTGGAGTTATAAGAATGGATTTAGTATTTGACATAGAGACTGATGATCTTAAAGCTACTAAGATACATTGCTTAGTTGCTCAAGATATAGACTCAGGAACTATATACAAATATCCGCCTGATAAATTACAAGAAGGATATGAACTATTATCTAAGGCTGATAAATTAATTGGTCATAACATTATAGGTTTTGATATACCTATGGTTGAAAAGTTTGGAGATGTAAAACTTTCTCATAAGCCTGTAGTTGATACTCTTGTTATGTCAAGACTATTCAATCCTGTTCGTGAAGGCGGACACAGTTTAGAGAAATGGGGATTTAGATTAGGATTTAATAAGATTGACTTTGATGACTATCAAAATTATTCTAACGAAATGCTGACATATTGTACTCGTGATGTACAACTGAACACAGTTCTCTTTCATCATCTTAGAAAAGAAGGAACAGGATTTAATAAAGATTGTGTTGCTCTTGAACAAGATGTAGCTAGGGTTATTAAAGAACAAGAAGTAAATGGATTTAAATTTGATCTTGAGAAAGCTGAATTAATATTAGCTGAACTTAGACAGAAGATGCAGGAAGCAGAAGATGAAGTACATAAGGTGTTTAAACCTAAGATGATTGATGTAAAAGAAGTTAAACCTAAACTTAAAAAGGATGGCACGTTATCTAAACAAGGTTTAACTGAAGAAGAATACAATGAAAGATTAACAACTAATAATACAAAACCTTTCATGCGTAGGAAACTTCAAGACTTTAATCTTGGATCACGTAAACAGATAGGAGAATATCTAATAGAGTTTGGTTGGAAGCCTAAGAAGTTTACTCCTACAGGTCAGCCGATAGTAGATGAAACAACTTTATCTCATATTAAAAACATTCCTCAAGCTAAACTAATAGCTGATTATCTTTTATATCAAAAGAGAATTGCTCAGATAGATTCATGGATAGAAGCAGTTGAGGATGATGGTAGGGTACATGGATTTGTAATACCTAATGGTACAATTACCGGAAGGATGAGTCATAGAAAACCTAACATGGCTCAAGTTCCAAACATACACAGTCCTTATGGTTCTGAATGTAGATCATGTTGGACTGTTGAAGATAATTATAATTTATTAGGTGTTGATGCTTCTAGTTTAGAACTAAGAATGTTAGCACACTATATGCAAGACGAGGAGTTTATAAATGAAATCATTAATGGAGACATACACACCGCTAATCAAAAATCTGCAGGACTTGAATCAAGAGATCAGGCGAAAACATTCATCTATGCCCTCATATACGGAGCAGGAGATGCGAAACTTGGGAAGGTGGTTGGAGGAAATCAAGCTGATGGTAAGCGACTTAGAGAACAGTTCTTTAATAATAAACCATCATTTAAATCTCTTAGAGACAAGGTACAGAGAGCGTCAGGAAAGCATTGGCTCAAAGGAATAGACGGAAGGAAGTTATTAATTCGCACACAGCACGCTGCTCTCAACACTTTATTACAGGGTGGAGGTGCTATAGTTATGAAGAGAGGATTGGTTATGCTTGATGCTTTAATCAAACTAAATTCACTTGATGCTAGATTTGTAGGTAACATACATGATGAATGGCAGATAGAAGTTAGAGAAGACTTATCAGAT